AATTTAATCCCACTATGCAAGCATAGCTGTCGACACTGCTCAATGTGACTGGGACGAGGTAGGAGAAGTTATTTAGGGGGCTGCCCTGGGCTAACTAAATTCTAAATAGAACACCCAAGTATGAATAGCAATAGTAAAGTATTTTACCTACACTAATTATAACTAAACTAAGATCACATTCATACTTTACTGAGGTCCATAATACTCCTCCATCCACAAACTCCATTGGTCCTCATATGTTTCTGTTTGTGGATAATCTCCTATCTTACTTAAACATTCATCTCGAATGCGCTTTGACCAAAGATCATAAACATCTTTACTATGTAAACATAATTCCATTATAGCATTACGTGAATTCTCTAAACAACATTGTTCATGATCAATTTCTCCGCGCACCCAATTGGGTATGTCTAACACTACTTTCAGATCTAAAGGTGCCTTATAAATTTGACGATCTTCATCATACACAAATCCTCTCTTAAGATATGAAACCTCTGAGATTGTTCTAATAGGTTTAACATCATTTCCACTTTTACTTTCATCTGTATAAATCATTCCAATTTCTGCATAAGCTTCAGTAATAGTTTGTTGATTAAACCAAGATGTTATTTGAGGGTGTATATTCAAAACATTGTCATCTCCATAAGAAACCATACTTACATATCTAGTAAAATCACTCATTCGCACTTTCACACCATTATTTCTAGCACACAACATAAAACAAATTCTAGCTCCTATACTATTATAAAAAGAATTTAATACTGTAGTAATTGGACATCCAGAAGGTTGAGAATGTGTCCATTGATATACTTTATTTTCACAAATATGAATGGAATTATAGATCTCTTTCCATAAAACTATCCTAATGAGAGCATTTTCTTCTCCGTCATTGTACCACTCATTTATAACATGGACAAAACTTTCTAAAATACATGAATTTAAAGTTCCATCAAAAGTTGAAAAATCACCTGCTACAACAGAATCACCAAATTTAAGCAATTTTTGTGCTGTTCTATTCCAATCCACGTTATAAACGTTTGTTCCAAGACTTTGTTCATTACTAATCCTATTTTCCATAATATGTGACATAAATGACATAAAATACATTCTAAAAGCTATAGTAAAGTCCATTGGTCCATTAGCAAAAACTCGAGTTTTACAAGCGTCTACTTTCTCTTTTGGTCTTCTTTCATCTTTAAGAGTATCAACCCAAAGAGTAGTTTTCCTTATACCTCTTTTTGCTTTTGAGATTCTATCTTCTACTTCTATACGTACTTCTGGTGTTATTTCATATTCATCAGATCCTAAAAACGCTTTCTTTCCTTGTGTTCCATGTCTCTTAAGGATCCATGGATAACCAGGGGAAGATGAACGCTTAACTCCTTTAATATAATCAAAACCCATAACACCAGCTACCGCTTCTTCTATAGTTAAAATATTCCTTAAATCAGCCTTAGTATGAGCAAAAAGCAGAGGTTTATAATCTTCTATAGCAGATCTAATAAGTTTTTCATCTATATAAGGAGTATCCATAGCTGCTTTTCTGAGATTCATTCTTTTGATATCC